AAAGTTACCATTCTGGTTGGAGGTCAAAACACTTTCCATGTCGCGACGAAGCTCAAACGTGCGGCGAGCCATTGAACGATCAAATTCGCTCGGCACACCAGCCACTGTCTGAATGTCATCGGTGTAGAAACCAACGCGAGTCGAACGCTGTGAAACGTGAACGTAGTTCTTCGCCAATGCGCGAGTTGTGGTTGGGATGAAATCAGTTGAACCGGATACCAGACTTACATCTGAACCGTCCGCCACTGAAGCGCGACTTACCGCATTGTATTTATCCATCTGCCACTGAAAAAGCACGTTTTTCGGGCCGGCGGATTTTTTTGCCATAGCAAAGAACGGAGTCTCTGCCACATCTGCTGTGCGAATAAGATTACTTAAATCTTCACGCGCACCTGTAGGGGCTGTTGCCCCACCTATTTTTAAAGTTCCTACTGACATAATATTTTTTTTACATTTTTACTGCACCCTGCGAAAATAATCTCGCGAGTGCATCTTCACTGCCGTTGTCGGAATAAAAGTCGTTTAAAGCGGCACTGGTGGCTCCATCACGCCTGGTTGGGGCTGCAACACTTGCTTTCGGAGTTCCTGGTTGTGGTGGTGCTTTTCTACTGGGCGCTGCCTTATTGCCATTACGCATCTTACTAGCCATCTGCTCCCGCATTGCCCTGCCGTAAAGAGCGTCACCAACTATAATTTTATAACTGGGGTCGTTCATTATGCCTGGCACTTGCTTGAGCATTTTCTTGGCTATCTGATGCTCCTGGCTATAGGGCTTTGCCCAAAAAGGATAGATCGTTTCGGCCACTTGAGTGTACTGCGAAAGTTTCTCCACATATTGACGTTGTGCCGGCAAATGCTTTGACTGCGCCTTGCGGCAAGCCTTGCGAATTCCACGCACATCCTCGTCTGTGTAGTCCTTCCCGTCCCGCTCACCGCCGTCCGGATTGTCCTCACACCATTCCATCCATTCCTCGACCAACTGTTCCTCGCCTTCAACCTCCTCCTGGTTCGACATATACGCATAAGGATTCTCGGCTGTCGGTCTTGGCTTTACCTGGTCAGGTTTATCCTGCGCCTGGCTTTCCAAATACCGGATCCGTTCATCCTGGTGCTTGACCCTGTCCTCGGCTTCACGCCAATTTTTGGTCAGCTTATTAATGCGTCTCTGCTCCCCAGAAGGCGTTTCGTCGCCTTCCTGGTCGCCTTCGACTTCTTCTTCCTGTGAAAGATCAACACCGTCCTCCAATTCAGGAGAACTGTCCTCTTCCGGTGCCGTAGGATCTTCATCCTGGGGCGGCGGTGAATCTGGCTCCGGTTTGTCCAGCATCGGCCCTAGAGCTTTTGCCAAACCTTCCTCATCGAGGAAGTCGCCCACACTCTGCAACGGTATAGTTTCTTCAGCGGCTCCGCTCTCCGCTATATTAGCTTTTGACATGACTTTTTATAATGCCCTGCAAGGCGGGCAACATGGTTTTAAGGAACTCCAAGAAACCTTCGCGGAAGATTTAAAGTGGGATAGAAAGCCGCCGGCAAGTTACACTGTTTGAGTATAGGATAGTCTGGGACAGTTTTATGCTATTTAGCATGAAAAACCCCCCCATCCCTTTTACAGGATGAGGGGGTTCCCCAAACAACTAACGTAACCAATGCTAGTTTTAACTTTGCAAGAGCTGTCCTTGATCTCGCAAATGCTTTAGCTGCGATTGCAAATCTTTAATCGACGAAACTCGGCCACAGGCGTGAACCCGCGCCTCTCCAATAGTGTCCTGGCTGATGGCATCATCACTCTCTGTGTCCACCCATGTTTCCAGGTTCTCCAGTATGGCTTTAAACAATGTGTCTGCCTCACCGCCATCCTTAAAAACAAACGGCGCAACATCACTTAATTCTAGCTGTGGTATTTTATCGTCCATTAATATCCCGCGCTGCCGGTCACCGGCTCAACGCCTGTGCGTCCGATGTTTGCATTTTCCTGTTGCTGCATCTGGAACTGCAGATTTTGAGAGTAAGCCTGGTACATGGCTGCAAAGAACTCATCACCACCCTCACCACCTTGGCCACCCTCACCACCTTGGCCACCTTGGCCACCAAGCCTTTCCTGTATCTTGGGGTTGCTCTGCTCCAGCTCGGTCAGGAACTGGTAACGCATCCCCGCAGTCGGATCCGCAGAGTCCTGTATCATGCCAGGCTCGATGCCGTTCATCATCATCGACACATCCTGCTTCACTTCGTTGCGGATCTTCTCTGTGGCCTGTTGCCTGGGCACGATCAAATCATCCGCCATCTCCGGCGCCACCAGGCGCGTCTGAAACTCAATGAGTTTGTCGCGACTCAACACACCTCCCACATCCTGGGGCACGAGGAAATTGGCTATCGTCTGCAACCGTTTTTCCACCAACCCAGGATTCATCGCTTCCGCCACATCAAAGCGCAGTATGAAATCGAAACTCATCATTTCATCCATGATGGGTATCTGTGTGCCTGTGATCCGCATCATCTCCTCCGGTGTCATGTACTGGATGCACAAATGATAAACCTGACGGTAAACCTCTGCCCAAGTACTTAACCAGTTGTTCACACTTCGCTGCTGCTTGGCTGTCGCTGCCTCCATCGAGTTGTTGGCATTGGGGAATCCGTAGTAACGATCCTGCTCACGCTTCACCAGCTCGATGAACGTAAAGGCTGTTGTGGGATCCTTGGGCGGTGCGTCTAACCATTTGACATCATCCATCCGGTTCACCGTAATAGTCGATCCTGGGCCAACCTGGCCAAACCTATTGGCTACCCTGGCGTTCACCAGGAGTGACGGCAACGTGCTGAAACTGGTGTGATCATATATCGAATCAATCTGACTCTTTAACTCACGCTGGGCACTCTCACTGATCTCGGCCACTCCGCGACTCTCTGTCACCTTACGCCTCACATTCTCACGCCGGTAAACTACAAATGGCATCTGGCCATGAGCGTAGTCCACTAGGAAATGTTTTCCGTAAAGCTCCTCATTACTGTTTGAACTGTCCACATAAGGACTGATCACAGTGCAATAAATTCCTGGGATCCCATTAGTGTCAATCGAGCGAGTGTAAGCATAGACAACCTCGATCAAGTTGCTCCTGTCATGGATCCCATTATTAATTGAAAACGAACTGATCGAACTCCCAAAAGCCTCATTGCTGCTACTCTTACCCGTGGTCGCCAGGATCTGCTCCACAAAATCCGCGCTCCAACCCTCGCTCTTTATTTTGCTACGCACTTCCACCTCGGTCATCAGTTGCCGGCGGAACACCACACGCGCATTCTGCAAATCATTACCACTTGTCTCCGGTGGCCAACAAACATCCTCTAAACATTTGAGCGCCGTAATACTCGGCCTGTTAGTCGCCTGGTAGGGAACCGGCACTGTGGTTTCACCTTTCTCCCTCAAGTCCTTTACCATGCGCCTGGCCTTAACCCTGCCCACGTTCACCATGCCGACCATAATGTCCACAGCTTGATCCTCTGCTGTTTCGTTTTCTATAAGCGCCGGCAGCTCGCTCATTATATTTTCTTCCGGAGCATTTTCCGCCATCGCAACCAGCTCGTCAAAGCGCACCTTCACAGGCTTCAACCCCTCGCTCTGTTCCCAATGTATAAACAACACGGCCAACCCATATTGCTGACCCCATTGCGCCAAATGTTCCGCCTCACGATTTAATTCATTGTGCAACGCATTGTTCTTGGCCCAATTCATTAGCGTCATGGCATTACTGGCCACAGGGCTATCATTCATCTCCACACCACTAATCTTGATCGTGGCGCGTTTAAGTGAACTCATCAGAATATCACACTGCGTGTTGATCACTTCATCAACATGAAACACCCGTGCATCATGCGCTCCCTCAAAAGGAAATGCTTTATTCCCTTCATTCAGATTCTTGGAGTACTTCTTTCCATCGGTACTCTGCCCATCCCATTTTGCAAAACGGATCTCATCGTTGTCCGCCAAACGGTTTAACGAGTAACCATCACTGATTGCCCTGCGAAACTCGCTCACCAACTCGGCCACTTCCGGTTTGTCGCCGGCTTTCGCTAAATTATCTTTATATTCACTCATCGTATTCCTTGTAGTTACCTTGTTCGTCTAATTTTAAATGTTTCAATAAATCCTGCTTGTAATATCTGCACTCTCCTCTGCTTGCAGTTCCCTGCAACTGGTAAACCTTCACTAAACTCATCTTCCTAATCCTGTCCAGGTAATGCGGCTGCAACCCTGTTAGCTCCAGCGCCTGGCTCTTGGTCAATAGCGGAGGGTAATCCTTCAATAGGAACCTCCCGCGCTTACAGCACTAACCGACACATCCATATAACAGGGATCCATCACCGCTATATATCTCAACGTGTCACACGGATCCTTTGTGGGGCCATCCTTCTCGACATTCTTCCATTCGTTCATGCAATAAATTAAATTCTGACATTCCTCACTTACATAAAGGTTTGGCTCATTCAATTTTGTGATTGGCTCGTTCTCATTATAACTTAACCACTCATTAATCGTCGCCACTCCCTGCTCAATCCTAATCCCTGCACTAGGCTCAACGTGCATCCCTGCCATATTCAACAAATCTATAATCGATGTTCCACCCTCCTTACCCACAATCTGGCTCGCACCAAAGCGCGGATCTATATATCGCTCAAAAATCTCTTCCCCCTCTTCAAGGCGATTGACCAGCTCGATAATCTGATCCACACCCAACACCATATCCAACTTCTGCGCGGTTCCTACCTTCCCATCCTTACCGCCACTAGTTGCCCATTCTCCAACCTCTGCATCGGGCCATTCTCTATATACAAATTTGCGGCCCTCTTCATCCACCCTTAACCAAACAAAGAACCAATTTTTGTTTTGACCTGGGTCTATGGCCAAATAATTCGAGCCTTTTTTGGGTATATCAGCCGCCTTAACAATGTTGTGCCTCCCAAACTGCGGAAACATCGCTCCTGCCGTATTATCAGCCCAACCATAAGCCCTAATTTTTATTTCACTCCTGGGCCGGCCCTCCAACTGCTTGACCATCTGCTTCCACGGGTTGTACGGGTTGTGCTTCGTGTGAAACCACACCACAGACGAATTCTTGAAAGGATGCTTCGCCTCAATCGGCATATGACCAACCGGAACACCCTTTACGTTTTGCCCTGGCAAAAGCTCGCTCTTTTCTGTCTCTGTGATCTGTGCGCCAGCCAGGTAATCATTCACCACAGGCGAATAACCCGTGATGGGCGTGAACGTCACCAACATCTTGCCACCGCCCTTTTCAGTTCCTCTCCTGGTCACTAAACGGTAACGCAATGTCTCGATCCAATCCAATGCCGACTCATCTATGGCCTCGTCTATCCAACACGCCGTAATCTCCCCACCCTCAACCACTCTCTTCTCCTGTGCGAAATTTAAAAACGTCATCATCGAACCATTCGGCCCCAACAAAGCATTCATCGCATACCCACCCTTGGTGCCAAAATTTATGTTGCAGTGCTTCGTCTTTTTCAACGCCTTCCACTCAAGCGGGATATACTTATCAATCAAGGGCTGTTGCATCTGGATCGAACTCATCGATGTAGTATGCAAACACCAAATCCTGGCGTTAGGCACGGTCTTCATCAACTGCACCATCCTCTTCGCAGCCCACTCGCTCTTTGAGGCTCTGTTGCCACCTAAAACACACAATTCATCCACCTTCTCCAATGCTGCATCCGCTCGCTGCCAACATGGCGGCTCAAACCCATGCACATATGGATTTGACTTCTCTAACCGGATCTTCTCCTCGCGCTTTAGTAAAAAATCACGAACAGCATCCTCCCCATTGGCCTTAACAAGATCCAACAGCTCATCATCACTGGGCAACTCCAAAACTGGATGCTGCGTTGGCTTCCACCCTGCTTTCATTGACTCTCTAATTTTGCCTCCAAATCAATGATCGCCTTAAAACATTCCCTGACAAATTTCTCGCTCTCCTCACTCGCATTCACAGCATCCTTAAACCCCTTTGGATACTCCTTCATCAGCTTTCCCGATTGATCCAGCTTCGTTCCCACGCACCCGCTTATTAGAACTATCCAAAGCATCAGCAATAGCCGCATCGACCCTGCCCAGCTTGTCCTTTTTCCTCTTTTCAACAATTCCACGCTTAATGTTCCTCTCCAACAGCTCTCCCAACCGACTCAACGCCGGTATCGCCTTTAATATCGCTATTATCCATGCCATTTCTTAATTCTCCTCGAAATTCATACTCTTTGCCGGTCAATTTAATGTGTTCATCCTGTAAAACCGCCAGGCGCTCCTGCATCAGATCAAAATTCTTCCCCAATCTCACAAGTAACAGATAAAAGTCTATTCTAGTGTCGGTCATAACCTCGGACTTCTGGCCACCATCCATCCACCAGCCGAATACTGTACAGGCACTGTCATTGGCGACTTCATCAAGGGCTTGTCATCCGGATCGCATCTCACATCAATTTTCTGACCATTGACAACCATCCGTATTATTTTCTGGTTTAAACAGTAGTCACTAACCACCCTACCGGCAGCTCGATCCCCTATCCTGGGTGCAGTC